AAATCTTTACATAAGAAAACTGTGGGAGTGAGTAAAGCGTTGTCATCGCTCTCGCGTGGAATGTTTCCACCGCAATTGCAGTCAGCGGGATGATAATACGTGAAGCACCGACGAACGGATACGTCGCTCTTGTCGTTACTGGTTCTGCCCAGTAATCCGTTTGGTAGTATTGGAGACGTTGAATCCATATAGAGCGTTCTGAATAATGGTTCGTAAGCTCAGTATCAATATAACTGCGAAGTCTACCGAGCGTGTTATCATCAAGAACTAGAAGCTTTGGATATACTGTTGCTCCTTGTGGATGCCCTTCCGGCATCGTACTACGGTTACGATCTACAGTATTTGGGCTTGAAGCGTAATCCATTCCTTTATCAGACACAAGCGTAGGATTCTTACCAGGATCAGCGCCACCTGCGCCTGTTCCAGAGTAAGGATCATACGGTGCTCTATTAAGCATGTAAGGAACGGTCACTTTATTACCTCATTGCAGAATAACCAGTTGTCAAATCCATCTGCGAAAGAAGCCTTTCTTCTGCTTCACGCTGCTTATCCAAAGTGTTCTTAGATACAGCAGCCCGCCAAACTCCAATTCCCATACTCATTGCATCGAGTCGGTGATATGTAGCTGTGGCGCCAAAAGCTTTGAACTCCTCGATTAATCCTTCTTGCGACTCATGAAAGAAGATTTTACCGGATGCAAAGAAGTTAGAGAGTCCGCGTACACGAATAGGCTTCTGCTTGTTACCAATCTTGATCGGTTCTACATTGAAGAAGATGCGACGAAGCTTCATCTCAGCTTGCAGATAAAACTCGTACAACTTAGAGAACAGAACTTCTTCAATGCATACAAGCCTAGGCTGCCACTTCTGTACGTCTCTGAACAACCTATTCACCATTTCAGGCGGAGTCATTACTCCACCAAATTCATCTAATGTAAAAATATTACTTTGTTCATCCGTTCCTGTGATGACGTATCCCAAGTCACCTGTGATAGCTGGATCAATAAAAATAACGCGGTCAAGATCACCAACAGCTTTATCAATCCTATACTGACCATTCGAAAGTTCACCGAAACGTACTCTCGAAGAAAGTGTGTTGTAAATACCCTTCTGTGTAAAATTGCCCCACTTGAAGAATTTAAGCCAGTCAGGAGAGAATTCAGTTGCACCTGACTGCGGATCGTTCATATACTGCGCCAGCCAAACCTTCTTGTTCTTGCGTAGAATCTCAAGAGTCTTTGGCGGGAAACGCTCAGGGAAGATTGGAACTTTCTTCCCGTATGTTGGTGACTTTATATCCTTATCAATTTCTTCTACCGAACGTGTATAAACAGCAAGTTGGTCGCCGTAGACTTCCATTGCGTGAGCGTAAACGTCATCGAGACTCCAGCGCGTGCCTGTGATATCGAGTTGATCCCGAGATGGATCATCGTAAAAGGAGAGAATATTGTCAAACCAAAGTATCGCATTCTCCATCTCAGTCTGAGAATCTCTAGCCTTGTCACCAATAATGTCGTCTAGCTTTAGCTTATTATAGTGGCGTCCCTGTCCTCTGCCACCCAAACCAATCGTATCAAAAGTAGGTTCGTTGAATGTAACATTTCGAGGAAGCTGCATTTCAGCTTGATTGATGCGCTGCTTCTTCGGATCAGGAATACATTCAGGAAACAAACCTACGAGAACTTCGTTAGTCATGAAATGCTGTGTGATGCCGTATAGAAAGCGCTGTGCCATCTTATCAATTTCGTGCGCAATCAGTATACGAACATCTGGACCTAGAGAATACGGATACGGAGAATCTCCGTCATCATCAGGTAGAGCAGTTTGAATGCAATCCGTGGTGGTAAAAATAGTTGACTTAAAATGTCCACGCGGATCAAGCTTGAGCCTGTATTGACGGCCTTTTGTTTCATCTACCCACCTACAAACAGAGTCACGATGATAACTATTGTTTAGTGATATGTAGCCAAGGGAGGTGCAGAGAAAAAAATTGTTCTTCTTACACAACCTACGCAGGTGTCTGATTTGCTCCTGTGTGAGGTGAGAAAATTTCTTCTCTGCACTTCTCCTTGCCTTGGCAACGTCTGACGGTGATGGAAGATCGGGAATTATAATTTCGTCAGACACGTCGAAGTTCCTTAAGTAGAGCGATCGGAGCCCTTCGGGTAATTGCCAAGATTCTTCGGATTAAAACCTGTCGTAACTGTTCCCGGCGCCGATGAAGTCTGATTCACATGAATCTCACTTGGACGCGGAATTGAAACGTGTCCTTCTGCGCCGTTCACTCCCAGATTTGCGGAGCCCTTCCCGCTGCCTGTGTTACCGCTGTTATCGACGCCCATTATGGAATCCTCGCTGCTTGTTGTTCACCACGACCGGGAACGTTTCCATCTACGGTAGATTTAATAGTCTCGCAATCCATCGTATGCATACGAAGCGCATCGTAACCAAGTGGCTTATCACCACCGTACAGCTTCTCGTAATTGTAAGCATCACCAATAATACGAGGATCAAACTCACTAGCAGTTGGTGCAATCTCTCCACACTTTGTACCCATACCTTCAGATACATTGCGTACAGATCCATCGGGTCGAGAAATCTTCTGTGGCTGATCCATGTTAGATGCGCGAACGCTCATTTCTTCCTCCTTGAAGCTCTATATGTATCTGCTACTTCAGCAGCAGACTGTTGTGCGCGTGACAAATCTCCCTTTAACTTCGCTTCTCTATGTACGTCATTCGCTCCTGCTTCACCTGCTTTATAAAGCTGATCCCTAATGTCTTGAACGTAGCGCAAGGAAGAACGTAACTTCTGCGCCTCGGGAGATTTGTCAGGCTTGGGTCCAGACATTAGTAGCCTCGCCGTTCTTTTCTGAGCTTATCAGCTACTTTGTTCGCGTGAACTTGAGCCGCGCCGCGAGTTGCTTTATGCTCTGAATCATCTTTGTGAGCCAACGTCTTGCGAAGTTCACTTTCGTCGGCGCTGATTGTGCTTTCTCTTGAGTCGGCTGGGCCATACGTTGACCTCAACTTGTTGATGAATTCAAGAGCACTACGTGGAGGTCCGCTCACTTTTTCTTCCCTCCCTTCTTATAACCCTTTCCCGCTTTACTCATTGCAATTGCGACAGCTTGCTTCTTCGGCTTACCTGAATGCATTTCAGTCTTGATGTTCTTAGAGATAATCTCTTTAGACGATCCACCTGAAAGAGGCATATAATCTCCTATAGCCAAGAACGCTTAAATAGTTTAAGACTAAAAGTAGACCCAAATACTCCTGGTGCTCCAGATGTACCAGCTGCAACACGCCAAGCAACACATATAAATGGATCATATTCATTTGCTTTAGCTTGTGCTGGACCAACTACATCTGCAAGCGGAGTACCACGCTGAAGATCGCGCCAAACAGCATTTGAAACTGCTTGTGCGAGTGTGATGCCAGCAGCTTGATAGTTAACATCGAAGTTATATGATACTTGAATAAACGATGCAACAGCAGTTCCAGACGTAGAAATTAGACTAAGCTTTTCAGCATCTGCGTGACTTTTAACTGGTATAATCGGATCTGAGGAAGCTGAACCTACTCCGCAAAGAATACTACCACAATCTGCAACAGCCATTGTAGACATTTTCAGGCTCCGATCCTCTGTTGTGGAGGATTAATGGATTCGTTGATACGCTCTAGCGCATGTGACAAACGATCCATTGCTTTTTCAGATACAGCTGGCAAAGATGATGCTGGAGAAGTATTCACATTATCTTGTACGCTGAGAAGTCTGGTACCTTGCATGAAACGCATACCACGATCAATCACAGCAAATGGAGACTTCTCGTACAGCGTATCATCAGCTGCAAATTCTTCCATACGATTCACAAACTTTTCAGCAATGTCACCCATGCGCTGAGGAATACTACGGATCATGGTTTCGCGTACACGTTCTTGTGCGGCGCGAATCTTGATCTTACCCTGTTCGCAATTGATGATATTGGAAACTGTTTGTGGAGTGACTTTGAAACGTGCAGCTATATCCTTCTTCTTGCTACCAAAGATAACAAGATCCATGATGATTGCATCATACATCGGCTTCCATGTTGCTGGATTGTAAGAAGCCGACTTCTTGAGAACCTTACGGCGCCGATCAAATTTGAGAACGCCGACAGCAGCCGCCGCATTAGCGTTAGCGTCCCCAGAAGGAACTTGTGAAGAAATGATTGGCGCATTGTGCGCGCTAGAGTTTTGCGAATCAACTTTCGCATCAAGCGCATCCAACAACATTTCTTTTTCAGCTAGATTAGATTGAGACATTGTTAGCGGTTACCTTTATTTTTAACGCCAAGTTGCTTCATCTTTGCTTTCATCGTGGCATTAAACGTAGACTTAAGGCCCTTCTTTGTGTTAGAAAGGCCATAGAATCCACTAGACTTCTGTTTATCACCTGTACCAAAAAACTTTTTCACATACAGTCTTTCATATAATTAGCAATTATATTTGCCCGTGACCTATCATATTACCACATTCGTCAGTGCGCCGCAAGCCCGTATGGGTGCGCCAAAGACACCCTCTAAACCGTTGCCCTGTACCCACTTACGGGACGGTGGGGGAAGCATCAGAATCGTGATATTATTTTCTAATAAAATTTTTTTGTAAATTATTTTTCATGTTTATAATTTTGATTCGCGTATTCTCGCAAAGGCTTCGTGCTCCGAGCATGTCACGTTTTATCCCCCTCCCCGCCATGCAAGAGTCATGCCAGCAGGTAACCCGTTGCGGTGCAATGAGTTAAGAATCGTGCCAGAAATAACTGCGGCATTGTCTCACCACATCGAGGCGCTGATGCAACGTACCCAACAATCATGCCACGCTTCATTGCATATTAAGAGGCGGAAGCATATGGCACGCTCATTGCTATATATGATGTTGTGAGAAATCTCTCTCACACAACGCGGAGACAGAAAAATGTACGGAGACAAGAGCATCACCCTCACGCAGAAGCAGGCCGATGCATTCCGCAAGATCGCGAACGCGCAGGCCGCAGCGAAGCTGCGCCAGATGGACCGCATCGACGCGCGCCGTTCGACGCTCGACAACGAGCGGTGGAATCTCCTCAACCTTGCCGACAAGCTTTACTAGTCGGCTCCGCGAGAATGGCCCGGCAAAACATCGCCGGGTCTTTCTCCCGCGAATGTCCCTAAATCGTCCAGGCGGAAAGGAGGACAAAAAAATGTGCGCGTTCGCGCTTTGGCTCGCTTGGCTCGCTTGCGAAATTGCACGCGCCCGCGCGAAGTGAAGCGCCAGCAAAAACGCCACCGCGAAAAAAATCGGTAGGCTAGGCGGGGTCAGTAGGTAGGCAGGGAAGGGGTCAGGTTGGCTCTTGACAGGACGGAGGCAAGGCGCTATTATGTAGGTAGTTACGGCGCTAGGACCGAATCCTAGAATATACAATCGGGAGTCGAAAAAATGTCTACGGGTTTCAAGTTTATCACGAAGAAGGTTGAGCCGAAGGTTAAGGCTCAAGGTGACAAAAAGGTTGAGTATGAAATTCGGGTCAAGCAATTTGACGAGTCGCCCGAAGGTTTCTCCGCAGTGTTGGCGGAAGTTGGTGGCGAGAATGGCGTTGTAACTCTCGTCAATTCGATGTACGATACGAAGGCGACGCAAGCAGGTACGGCGCCCGTTCGCACCGCAAAGGCAGATGCGAATATCGCGGAGAGAATCGAAAGCGGAATCAAGGCAGCTTTCGAATACATCTTCGAGGAACGCGGAATGTCGAAAGCTGCAAAGGCTTCGCTCATCGACGATTTCAAGGCGAAGGCGAAGAACGCGACAGCCGACGAATTGGAGAAGCACAAGGCAGAACTGTTCGCGGCGCTCGGATATTAAGAGCCCAGGAATACGAGGACTCCCGCAGAAATGCGGGGGTTTTCGTGTTTCCCGTATGCCAGGATTCCAGCGAATAAAAATCAGTAGGTTAAAGAGTAAAAGCAAAAATGATTTTAGCGATAGGTAGGGGCTATGTACCTATAGGTGTACCGTGCGTGTCGGGCGGGTATTTTGTGAATATAAATATATATAATAATATATAAAATAGAAAACAAATTTCCCCACAGAGAGGCCGACACGCACGGCATAGGTATAGGTAGATAGGGGGTACCTATCGCTCATATGTAAATGGTCAGAAAGGATAGTGTGAAATGGGAACGTCAGCGATCTATAGATATGTGATACGCATTAAAGATCCATCAACGAATGAAGTAGAATCAGAAGTAGATCATCAGTTTATATCTGTATCGAGGGCGCGTGAGCATATTATGGATTTGCTTATTCGCACCAAACAATTTCCTTGTGATGTGCAATACACATTGCATAGTAAGCATTGTGCAGACAACGAAGAAACGTATGCACTTGTGATTGTGTACTTTCGTAAGCGTAATGAGCGTATCTATTATCACATTCACAAGGTAGAAGTAAGCAAGGAATCATTGATGGCTGAGATTGATGATATTGTAGCAGATAACACAAAGCCTATACCTAATCCGTTTGATTTGATGAAGAAGAAGGAATAACTATATGTCAGTCATTGAGGAGATTAAGCAGTATAAATATAGTGTATTCAAGAACAAATTGAGAATGGGATTGAAACCATTCAATACGCGCGGTGAAGCATACGCATTCATCGAGGAACACACGCTAGATTTATACCCTGAGATGAATGTCTTTATGATGTATCTTGCAATCAGTCGGCGCAATAGAAAGAATCATACTAAGATTGTGATTCTTAACAAAGCTAATGTAAAGCTAATCGAGTACGATGTTGTACCTGAAACTACAATCGTTAGGCTAGTAGATACTTACGGTGATTTTGATAAAGAAGGCGGTGAATAATATCACAAAATCTTGGCACGATTCTTGCATGTGCATCAAGAGCCGTGCCACCAAATCGTTACGCAATTGTGACAATTTAGGTTAGACTAATTAGTTAACTTGCAAGGTGGTAGAAAAATGTCTCGCGCAATATTATTTGAAAGGATGCGGTGAATTTTATGGAAAATCTTTCTTACTCTGACATACATGCGCAATTGAGCGCGCTTTCACCAATGTATGCGGAAGTAGCCGCGAAGAAAGCGGCAGAATTTGGAATCGTGATGCGTTGTGAATTCATGTGTGCAATGCATGGCGGTGCAAAGAAGATTGTGAGAAATGAAAATGGTATCATTGTAGCCAAGTGGGCGTCACATCCTTATGTGACCGGAAGCATTCAAGATTACGCAGAAGAAATCATGCGTATCATTGGTATCTTCACTGCGCCAAATGCTCCCATTGAACACAAGGAAATTGATGCAGAGTCAGTTACGATTCACGAAGATTCTGCAATACGTCACGCTGAGAAGATTGTACAAAGCGGACGCCTGCAATACCGTAAGACCACGCATCTTTATGTGCAAGATACGATAACGAAACTCGCAGTTACCGTTCATTCCGACACGTTAAACTTGTGGGAATTGCAAGCCGCTGCACATATCAAGCTTGCTGCATATATCGAACGCGCGAAGGAGGAATCTCACAATGTCAAGTAGTTATGATAGTGCGTTCATTGTTGCAGAACGTGCAATCTTCACCAAGCATCTTGAAATTTGCTTGGATGGAATGAATGATGGTGCATCACATCCCATTAGTTGGTACAAGCAAGAATACAAGATGTGTCAGCATGCGCTGCATTATTATTTGGAATGGCTTGGCAGCGTATTCACAAGCGAGACTCCGCTTGATACGAATGCAATCGTTGGTATCATTGCAGTTGATGATGATTTGATGAAGTTGGAAGGATGGACACAGTGAAACTCTACCAAATCATCGTGCGTAATCGTGTGACAGGCAAGTGTATTCAGTCTGTCGAGATTTACGCAGAGAATCAGAAGCAAGCAATCAAGAATGCAATCTCATTCTATCCTGAGTTTGCATCGAAGCCTGCGGTATATCGTGTGAGCGTCAAGGTGTTGCGTGACTCATTCTCTTTCATGAGGAGGCTCAAGTAATGGCAAATAAGCCTGCGCTAAATAGCGGTCATTGCCGTTATTTGATTGGCGCAATCGGGTCAACCGAATATTGTGAGAAGCGCACGAAATACACGGTGCGTACTGATGATGATGGAAACTCGAAGCGTGTGTACGAAACATTCTGCAATCATCATCGTGGTGTTATCGCGGCGATGGAAGAAGATGGGAGTGAATTCTAATGTACAAAGTAATGAGTTTCCTCCTCGATTTGCTGATGATTGCCGTTACGTTGTCAGCAGCATACAAGTTTTTCGGAATGCAGGCGCTTGTAATTATGATTGCAGCATACTTCGCTGCAACAAAGTATAGGATCAACAATGTCTAACCCACTACATGAAGAAGATGATGAGGAAGCGCAGTTGCTTATGCGCTTGGCTGAAATACGCGCAGCGAAAGAGTTGAAGATTGCGCGTGATAAGGAAGCTGAGGATGAAAGACTTGCCATTGCTTATGAATCATTGAGTAATGGTATTGATGAAGCACGTACAATGATGGCACATCACTTCTACATCAAGTCGCTAGTTGATGTAGACTTAGTTGTGATGCGTGTTGTGAAGTCTCCAGTTAGTACAAAGGTATGGATTCGTATGAATCCCTATCGCGCCGATGTTGTTGCTGCGATGATGAATCTTCCCTCCCGTAAATATGATGGACGCTACAACAGTGTTGATCTTGCAGATTATCGCAAGCTTCAAGCGTCTGTCGCCATTGGTGAAATCCCCAAGTGTAAGCTGAAGTATGATGCTGATACGTTGAATGCGATTACTGACAATAGGTCAAGCGCACTATACGATATTAGCATCAGCAACAAATTCTACATTGTATCATGTATCAGCGATTTGTCGGATACCTCATTCTGTAATGGTATTCCCGGCAAGCGTTGGGATATGGACTCACGTGGATGGTACATTCCGTTGAGTGAAGGATGGCGTTTGTTTGCAGCAGCACAAACTATCAATCCAACTAACGAAGATGGAATCGTGAAGTGGACTGATGAAGCATTGAAACAAGCAAGTGATAGTGCAGAAGCAAGACTCAAGGTGATTGACATTCAGCAGAATAAGAGCACGCTGGATGAGAATATGTACGCAGAAGTTAATGCAATGTTCAAGGAACCTTGGAAAGCTCGCCCGTTTCAGAAGGCAGGAATTGCATTTGCAGAAGCGGTGAATCTTCGCTTCCTCAATTGTGATGAAATGGGACTCGGCAAGACTTGTCAAGCAATTGGTATTGCATTGCGTATGCGTGAACAGAAGCGTGTAGAAACAGGTGATCCGCTTTACAATCCGAATGTGCTTATCGTGTGTCCTGCTAACTTGGTAAGCAATTGGCTTGCTGAGATTAAGAAGTTTGCAGGTGAGGAAGGCATTCAACTTAGCGGACGCCAGCCTGATAAGCATATCGCAATGCTCATGCTCAAGCGTAAGTACACATTCTATGTAATGAGTTACGATTCATTGCGTTGGAATGAGGAGCATGAAGAAATGGGCGAAGAAGATATGCCTGATGGCACACGCGCGATTGTGAAGCGTAAGACTGAAGTTTGGCCGTGGCTTGAGATTATGGAAATCTTGCAGCCTGAATTGGTTCTCGCTGATGAGATTCACTACATCAAGAATGTAGATGCTGCACAATCACAAGCGATGCGCCGTCTTGCTGCATGCGCCAAAGGATTTGGAGGATTCTCAGGTACGCCGATTGTGAATCGCGTTGATGAACTTTGGCCGCTTCTCAATTGTGTTCAGCCTGACATTTACAACAGCTTCACACGATTCTGCAATAGCTACTCCAAAGATGGACGTTTCCCACGCAACGTTGGCGAGTTGCATGAATTGCTCAAGCCAATCATGATCCGCAGATACAAGCGTGATGTGATCCTTGAGTTGCCAGAAGTTGAACACATCGTGCGTTATCACACGTTGAGCAAGAAAGCGAAGAAGCTGTATGATAAGGTATTGCAGGGATTGTATACTGTTCTTGCAGACTGGAATCCAGCGGAAGCAGGAGCAGAAAAGAAAGTTCCCAATGTACTCGTGCAGATCATGCGTCTCAAGCAGGTATGCGCGATCGACAAGATTAACGCAACAGCAGAATTCGCTGTTGAGCTTTACGATTCAGCGCCAGATAATGAGCCCAACAAGAAGGTACTTATCTTCACGCAATTTGTCCCAATTGCTAATGCTATTGCTCGCAGACTCGGCGGAGAAGCAGTAGTAATGACAGGACAAGTTAGCGAAGTTGATCGTCGTGCAGCAGAGAAAGAGTTTCAAGAGAATCCGAACATTCACTTCCTCGTTGCATCAGCAGTTGCACGCGAAGGATTGAATCTCACAATGGGCCGTCACGTTGTATTCAACGATCTATTCTGGACGCCCAAAGACTTCATGCAGATGATCGGACGTTGTTATGGACGTATCAGCAACATGCATGGCGCATCAGCATACTACATGCTTGCGAATCCCACAATCGAGAATTGGATTTGGGACTTGCTTGATACGAAGCTCATGATTATTGGACAGGTTGTAGATGGACATGAAGTAACAGGTGATGAATCAATCGTGAAGGATTTGCTCAAGAAGCTCAAGAGTGAATTGAGGCTACCATGAACACATGGGGAGAAATCATCTTCGCGCTTTTCCTCTATGCGATATGGGCATTATTCCAATACATCGGGAGTCGCAAATGACAAAGCAAGATAAGATTGTAATTGGGTTAGCTTTCTTAGCTGACATTATATTAATCATCATTGTATTCTACTTCGCAAATTGGGCGAGGACACATGGACAATGATGAGCCGCGACCTGAGCAAAGATACTTTCTAGAAATCACGCACGACGAAATGATTACGAACACGTATGCGCTTGGCGCAGCTATGGGTTTAGTAATCGAAAATACACCCATGTTTGAGCAAGGTGTTAAGATGCTAACCGATAGGTACACAAGCGCATACGATCATCGAGTTGCGATTGCTACACTACTTGAGAAGCTAAACGCAGTTCATCAAACTATGAGGGAGAACGGAGAATGTCGAGACTAGTCGAGAGGATGAAGCGCGCTTTCCATAATCGAGACGTGATACTTCACTACGATGGTGAATATTGGTGGGCGCATGATACGCTCAAGGAAGTTGATACTGTAATCTACAAGCACAGTGTGCTTGATGTTGTGCTCGAAGCGATTGATGAATATTACATCAAGAATCCTCAGCGTCCGCGTAAGACAATGGATGTTCCACTCACAGAGGGACATTAGAATGCCCGCCAAACCTCATTCACTAGCCACGTTGAACATGATGGTTGATGCGGTAATGAAAGGTGCAAAGGTAGGGAAGGACACTGAGAAGAAGATTCTTAGTGCATACACTACTGGACAACGCAAGCGCAATAAGAAGTCTAAGGCTGCGAAGCTTGCAAGAAAGAGGAACCGCAAGTGAAAAAGTATAAAGTTACATTCATGTATATGGGAAGCAATCACGAATGGATTGATTGGTTCTCGTTTACGATGGAAGCTGCATCAGAAAGAATTGCAAGTGAAGCTGCACATGCTATGCTCAATAA